TGCACTGATGGAACGCTAAGAAGAGCTGGAATGATGCGATCAAGAATACCAAAGTTTCTACAGGCAGAATGCGGGTGGCCCGAAAGGGACTTGACATTATTAGCTGGGATATATAATCAATACCCAAGCTTTTTACGGCACGCCCTCAACTGTGTTTGTAATGGTTACACAATTGAGAGACTCGCCGTAAAATATGGTCGTGGCACCTGGAAACAGGCGACCTGTTATTACGCGGCTGTTTTAGTCCGGTAGGCTTCCAAATCTTTTTTAATATAATATGGTTTATTAAATTTTTTCAACACCAATTCAACGTTTATCAAAAACTCAGCCCAGTCTATTGTTTTTGAGTGGCTATTATAGTTTAGCTTACCGACCTTATACAGGTCTACAAACTTGTGTGTTCTTTCAATCATCCGGTATACTGCTTCAACATTAATAACAGGCTCAAACGAAACCCACGTTGTTATCCCGATGTCGTGCGCTATTTCTAAAGATTTTATTCTTTCTTCGGGTAGTGCAGCCCCCGGCTCCCATTTAAGGCTTTCTTCTGGATCATCGCTGGTTAAACTCACAGCGAAATTATTTTTTTTGTTTAACTTTAGAATATCAAAATCGGCTGTAGCCCGCATACCGCCTTTTGTTAAAACTGTTACCGAGATATTCTTTCCGTTTAATATTTCAATCGTTTTTCTGGCAAGGTTTAGGTCGGTGTTTAACTGCTGATAAATATCGCTGGTAAACGACAGTAGGACATTTCTTTCATCGTCTTTAAATTTAACAGCATCTTTTTTCAATTTTTCTATTACGTCTATACGAGGGCAAGGGTTGTTGACAAAAACGTCTCTTTTTTTGAACGTTGCCGCTGGTGCATAACAGTACACACAGCCATGAGAACAACCTTTGTATATATTTACTGCTAAATCAGCGTATTCTTTTGCTTTTCCTCTTGGTTCATAAATTATACACATCTTATTTCTCCTTTTTAAAATAGTTAATTAAAATAGTTAAAACGCAATTACCAAAACTTCTATTTTCTTTTTCAGCCTTAGCCTTTATTCTGGTTACTAATTCTAGTGGAAAACGTATTGTTACGTGTTTTGTTGACATTGTGCCCTCCGGTTTATTATTATCTTTTAGCAACACTGTCGCTAAATTCTTTTGCCTGTATATCATATTCTTCAGTATATTCTTCGAGGTTTTTGGCCTCAACAATTGCGAACCACTCTGCGTTTAACAACTCTAATTCAGCTTCTGTGTAACCTTTGGTATTTTCTGTTCTAAATAATTTCATTTTTCATCTCCTTAATTAATTGTTTGTTATGTCTTAATAATACCACATTGTAACACGTTGTCAACCCCTAAATGCATTATTATTAAAATAAATAGTGATGAAAAATAAGATATTTACGTAGTTGTGTTAAGTTTTATGGGGAATTGGGATAGAAAAAGAACGGTCTAAAGGCTAAAATCAATCTCAATCTTCTTGATCAGGTTCTTTGCAACATCGTCGCTGACTTCTTTTTTAAGGATCGTGGCAAGGAACTGAAATCCTTCTGATTGTGTTTTAGCAACTGCCCGTGTGAGGAATGGATTTGCAGCTCTTGCCTTTTGTTTTACTTCTTTGGCAAATACGGTTTGACCACCAATCATAAACTTTAATCTTGCCTTTGGTCTATATGATTCTTTGCTTCCTTTTATTACCCTGTTTCCAAGCGGCGGGTTTTTCTCTAAATTTGGCCTTATAGTTAAAGCTTTTCTTCCATTGTGAACCGCTGCAGCATAGGGCACATTATAGGCACCCACAGCTCCCCTGCCTTCACCAAGATATTTAACAATAATATCATTGCGTAACTTCCCGCCGCCCTTACCTTTACCCACTGGGACTTCATCAAGGGCATTTTCACGGACTTTCTCAAGAACAAGTATTGTAAGTTTCCTAATATTTATCATTTTATCGCTTTGGCTATCTTTTCAAGATCATCAACAAGTTTCAGTTCAGGTGATTTTGTTGCGTCCGGTTCTTCTGGCTTTTCTTTCTCCATGTTCTTCTTTTCTTCTGCTGGATCCAAGCCTAACCCTATTTGTGCTGTCTCTTTTGACATTAAACCGGCCTGTGTTATTTTCGGGAAGTATTCAGACCGCTTTTCTTTTATGTTGGTGTCAAGCTTCTGAAATTTAAAGCTGACTTCTCCGACATCCATAGATGATAAAACAGGAATTAATTTCTGTTCAAACATAACCTGTTTAGGATCAATAGTTATTTCTTGGAAAACGCTTAACTGTCCTTCAACTTCACCACCGCCGCCAAGCTGCCCGGCTGTTACAATGCCGGCTAATCTGGGCGGCACTCCATGTGATGAAATGATGTTATCCCTGGATGTATTTCTTAACTGGTTAAAAGACGCGTCCTGGTCTTTGGAATCAATGGCTAATTTCTCGAATTTAACAGAAACGCCTTTTGTACTGATTGGCAGATATAATATCCTGTTGTTATTTCCAACACCTTTAAAGTTGCTCTGTACGAATTCAACTACCGTTTCATTTGTCTCTTTGTCGAATTTACCACCCTCAACAACAATGGCCATATCCGGAACACCGTGATTAATAAAGAATCCCTGCTGATATAATACAGCGTAATAATCAAGCTCAATGTCAATTAGACACCCACGCCAGCCGGGGAGGCCATAAAACCTTTCTGTGGCTGTCCATTCAGGAAACGGGATAATATAACGTCTGTCAGATTGGATATCTTCAGGGTCGAAAAGCCACATCGGGACTTTTTCCCCGGATTCAGGGTTTAGGTAATAAAACTGATGGTCATTGTCAGGTGTATCATCTGTTAACCGCCTGTAGACTGTTTTCCCTGACATTGAATATAGTTCTCCGATTCTGCCTACCCTGTCCGGGACGCATTCAAGATATCCGTTGCCTGATAAGAAATGATCTTGAGCAACCCGGTTCATAACCTCAGAGAATGAAAAGCCGTATTTATTGACACTTGCAAGCCTGGCATTTATCTTTTTAATGTCTGAACCTTCTTTAAAGTTCATGCCAAGGCCGACTGTACAATTTGCCAGAACTGTTATTGACCGGGTATGATATGAGTTTTTATCGATTGTTTCAGTGTAATAATCAATTGCGTCTGTTTCACCATCTGTCAGTGTCGGCCTGGGTATGTAATCGTCAAGGTCTTTAAACCCTGTTTTGTCCTGCACGGATTCTTTCCGAATATCAACAATACTTGCCTTATAAATTACTTTGGCACCGCCGAAAGCATCTTCTTTTTTCTTAGCCATTTTATTTCCTTTTCAATGATTTGTCTTTAATCCTAATTTACTCTTACTTTTGAAAGTTTCAATGAATTTTATGACTAATCTGTATAGATGTATCTATCTGCTCATTATTTTGTGTTTCAAGCCTTAATTTAATGAAAAGTGCTTGATTAGATAAAAATACAGAGTAAAAAAGAGATAAAGGAAAATAAGAATCAAAAACAAGGAGACAATAAATATATGAAAAAACAGATTAAAGATATTGACGTGACATTTATTTCTCTGGTTCGGAAGGGAGCGAACAAAAAGATAATCATTTTTAAGTCAGACGATGATAATAAAGACTTGATTGATATTCCAATAAAGAAAGTTGATCTTGAAAAGGGTATTGTTTACGGAATAGTCTATTCACCGGATGAAGAAGATACACAGGGAGATTTTGCCAAATCCGAAGAGATTGAGAAAGCTTCTCAGAACTTCATGAGAAATCTAAGCATTCACAATGTTGATAAACAGCATTCTTTTAAGAAAGAAGAGGCTTTTGTTGTTGAAAGCTGGATTGTTGAAAAAGGTAAAGACAAGATTTTTTCAGATGAAAAGACAGGATCATGGGCCGTGGGTATTAAGCTTGAAAGTGACGATTTAAAGAAAGAAGCCAAAGACGGAACTTTAACCGGGCTTTCTATGGCCGGCACAGCAACAAGGGTTACTGAAACCCAAAAATCAGATGAAGGACTTGTAAGTAAACTGGAAGGAATGATTAAATCATTAATCTCAAAAAAGGAAATAGACATGACAAAAGAAGAAATACAGGGAATGATTGACGGTTCAATTAAAAAGGCCGTTGATGAAATTCCGAAACCAAAAACAACCGAAGAAACAGCGGTAATGTTCAAGACCGTTCTTGACAAGCTTGAAATCACGAAGGATTTAAAAGAAGCAAAAGAATCAATCGAGAAAATGAGCAAGGAAACAGACGGAACCGCCCAGACAGAAATAACAAAGGGTGATCTTCAGAAACAGGACGAAGAAGGCGACAAAATGGTTGAAATCATTAAATCACTTCAGGATGATGGAAAGGAATAGATTATGGCCGGTATACTCGGAATAACTGAGACAACCGAAACCCGGTTGTCAACGCTTGTGGCATCCAATGTTCATGAGCAGAAAGAAATAACCCTTAATTCAGCAGCAGGCGCGCTTTTAAGGGGAACAATTCTTTCACTTAATGAAACCACTTATAAGTGGGGTCAGTGCGCTATTGCAGGAACAGGACGTGCAATTCTTCTTGAAGATGCTGGATCAGCAACAAGAGAAGAAAAAGCAGAAGCATTTTTCATCGGGTCTTATCTTTATGCAGACCTTATTTTCCCAACGGGTGCAACCCGGCTGCAGGAAGATGCAATTATTCTTACCTTGCAGGACAGAGGTATAATTGTTATTGGTCGTGACTTCTCCACAGGCTTGACCACTACTACTTCAACTACTTCAACGACATCAACGTCATCAACCACCACCACCACAACTACAGCACCGTAGATAGAGAGGGCATAAGATGACTGATATTAATACTTTTTCAACCAGAGCAATGACAACTTCAATCAACTCAATCGTGGCTCCTGATGCTGTTATTTTTAATAAATATTTTAAAGGCAAGGGTCGGATGTCAGATACCGATACACTTGAATTTGATGTAATGACAGGTTCGCAGGGTATTTTACCGAATTTATCTAACTATGCTGCTTCAACTGTCCGTGCTAAAACGGATCGTAAAACAGTTACCATGAAGGCTCCGCGTATTGCAGAAAAAAGGCACCTTCCAGCAGCAGATCAGAACGCATTAAGAGCTTTCGGTTCTCAGTTTGCAACTGAAAGAATGCGTGACAAAGTAGCCCGTGAACAGATGGATCTATACAATGAATTTGCCAGAACATGGGAATTTCAGGCAGTAGGTGCATTGAAAGGCAAGATTTACGATTCAGATGCAAAAACATTGCTGATGGATTATAACCTTCCTGCAGATCACCGGGTTACTCTGCTAACAACTGAGCGTTTCGGTCAAACAACAACTTCTATTCTGACCACTCTTTTTAGACGCTGGCAGCAGAAGATAAAAGATGACAGCTCTTCAAATATCGTAAGATTTGAGGCGTGGTGTGGTTCAAGTGCTTACAGTAATATACTACTTAATGATGAAATTCTGGAACTGCTTGCACCAAACAGAAAAGAAGCCACGGCAACAATCGGATTTGCTTCAAATGTCATTAAGACCGATATAATGGAATATACCGGGTCTTATCTTAATGGTAACGGCAAAACCGGAACAAGGGTTCGATATATCGGTGATGATGAACTTATCATGGTAGGCTTTACTAACGACATGTTTGATCTGCCATACGCCCCAATTCTTGATCTTGAGGCTCCGAATGGTGTCGGCAATGTTGTTGCCGGCGGTCGTAGGGTCCCGGTATCAAGTAAATCATGGTACGAAAAAGATCCTTCTGGTTTATGGATTCAGGGAGAGTCAAGACAGTTGCCGGTTAATAAACGGCCTGATAATGTAATGGTTATTCAGACTAACGGATAAAAAATGGCTGTAACTGGATTTGCAACAATTCAAGACGTTAGGAATCTGGTAGGGCTTCCAGGAGTGGCGGCCTTCCCAGATTCAAAAATAGAGTATAATCTTGCATCTGCAAAATTACTGGTTAACGAATTGATCAGTGATTATTCCGGGTACACTGGAAACGATAAAGCAAGAGCACTTGAAGCTGAATGTTGTTTTACTGCTTATTATGGAATTGTTGCCTGGAACACATTTTTCACTTCTACAATTGAGAATTTCCAGACAGAAGCAGGAGAAGCAGAAGCGCAGTTTTTTAATCCTGACCAAATTAATACCAACAGGGATTACTGGTATCAAAGAGGCACGGACAGGATAAGCATATTTAAAAATGAAAACACAGATTTACCTTCAGTCGGGTGGTATGCGGTATGATTGATGAAGCTATCGAAACTTATCTAAAAGCATTGGTCGTTTCGGCTTATCCTGCTGTAACAGAATCACAGATATTCTTTAATTACCCTGAGGCTCTTTTTGACCAGGGTTTAGGAATATCCGGAAAACCGGCAAGAGTTATAGGCTCTGAGACCTTGACCGTTCAAATGCATGTTGATGAAAACATAAAAATTGAGCGTGAATTGTTCCAGAAGAAATTACTTAGAACAAAGCCTTTAACCCTGGACGGTAAAACAGTAAGAATGGTTTTAAAGAAAATAATACAAAAAGATTTCATTAAAATAACAAATCTGCAAGGCGCAGTTTTTGTTTTTAATTTTAGGTACGAAATTAATTAAGGAGATATAAAAAATGAATCCAACAGGTTATGATACCGAACTATACACTCTGGGCCGGGGTATTTTGTACCTTGCTGCATGGAGTGGATCAACACCGCCCGACCTGGCTGATTATGAAGACGTTGGAAATGCACCTGATGTTTCACTTGAGCCGACAGAAGAGATTCTCGATCATTTCACTTCCAGGACAGGCAAGAAAACCAAAGATAAACAGGTTACGCTTTTATCAGGAGCAACATTTCTATTCACAATCGATTCAATAAGTGTTCCGAATTTCAAGCTGTTCCTGTCCGGTACCCTGCATTCAAGCGGTCACAAAATACACATCAACATGGCTACTGCTGCCGAATACGGCTTCAGGTTTATTTCTGATAATGCTGAAGGTCAGAATTACAGACTTGAACTCTGGAAAACAAAAGTCCGTGCGGCGGGTGCTTATGGTTTTATATCTGATGATTTTGGCGCTCTGTCTTATACCGCTGAAGTTCTTTCAGACATAGCAAATCATACTACGTCTTATTTTGGTGATTTGACATTTGTTACCACCACCACCACCACCACAACTACAAGCCCGTAAAATAAAAAGGAAACCATAAAATGAAGATGTCAGAAAAGTTTAAAATAAATGATGAGGGAAAAGAGTACGAAGTTCGGGAATTGACAGGTGAAGATATGATGTTGATTTTTGCCATGTTCAAACCCGAAGGAAAAGACAAAAAAGTAAAAATGCAGGGGTTCCTTGACCGGGAACTCCTGCTTCAAAACTTTGATAAAATCCTACCACTGGCAACAGACATGCCAAAACAAACGCTTCTTAAACTTGCACCCTCAGAAATGCAGGTAATCTGGGTAAAGTTTAAGAACTGTAATGCTGTTTTTTTTTCGATGCAGGATCTAATAATAAGCAAACTGGATCTCGAAGGGTTGTGGAACCAGGCGAAAGCGACCTTGCAGAACTTTTATTTAAAAATATTGTCAGGCTACATAGACAAGGTTTTGCAGACTGCCAAAAATGGGGATATGGAAGAATAATTGAAGCTTCAAATATTTGTCATGATTTAGAGACTGAGGATATTAAAAGGGATGCCCTTGTTCAAAGACAGGCAAATCATGCTCAACAAAAAGATTTCAATAAATTCATACGCTCATTAAGTACGGTCAGTTCTGTTAAAGCAAAGCCGGGAGAAAAGAAAAAAGAACACGCTCAAAGATTACCCAGACACATGTGCTCTAATCCAAATTATAAAAAATAGGTTTTTAAATGGCTGATAAAAATACAGTTGAAGTTCTTTTAAGGTTGAAAAACCAGGTTTCAAAAGAACTCGACAAGGTAAACAAATCATTTAAAAAAACCAAAGCGTCCGTTGATAAAACAAAGAAGTCTTTTAAGGGTCTGGGTAAAGAATCAAAGGCCGGGCTTAAAGACACTTCAAAATTTGCAAAAAGAACCACTTCTGATTTAGAAAATCTCCGCAAAAAATCACAAGGCACTCAAAAAGGGATGGGGCTTTTAAATGCAACAACTGTTACGTTGGCAGCCTCTATTTATGCCCTGTCAAGAGCAATTAGGCTTGTTACATCAACCTTTATTGAATTTGATGATACTATGCGAGCCGTGGGTGCTGTTTCAAACGCCACAGAATCACAGCTTGACAGCCTGACCAATACCGCGCGTAAGATGGGGGCCACAACTCGTTTTACAGCTACACAGGCGGCCGATGGTCTTAGGTTTTTAGCAATGGCAGGGTTTGAGGTCGAACAGTCTATTGCTGCTCTTCCAGGGGTGTTACAGCTTGCTTCAGCGGGTGCGCTTGATTTGGGTCAGGCAGCAGATATTGCAACAAATATCTTGACTGGTTTCGGGCGTTCTGTTGATGAGCTTGGTGATGTAAATGACGTTCTCGTAACAACTTTCACTTCTACAAATACAAATCTTATTGAATTAGGCGAAGCGTTTAAGCTTGTTGCTCCTGTTGCTTCTGCTGTTGGATCAGATTTTAATGATTTATCTGCTTCTCTGGGTCTGCTTGCAAATGCAGGGCTTAAAGGGACTTTAGCGGGAACATCTTTGAGGGGTTCAATTGATGCCCTACTGAATCCGACAAAAGAAGAAGCTAAATTCATGGAAGAACTTTCTGACCGTATCGGCGGTGTTGGTTTACAGGTCAGAAACTCAGAGGGAAATTTTGTCGGATTCTTATCAATTATTAAACAGCTTGAAAAGGCCGGGTTAAGGGGTGATGAAGCCTTGAAACTTTTTGGACTTCGTGCGGGTCCGGGTATCGCTGCACTGGTCAATCAGGGTTCTGAAGCACTTGAAACACTTATTGTTAAACTTGACGAATCAGGCGGGACGGCAAAAAGAATTGCTACACAGATGGAGGCCGGGCTAGGTGGCGCATTACGAGAATTAAATTCAGCATTTACAGAGCTTATTATTACAGTTGGTGATGATCTTGCACCAACACTTCTCGGACTTTTAAAAGCTTTGACAGGACTGATTAGGGCGGTTGCAAAAGTTGATACAGCAACAAAGCTTCTTGTCGGTTCTTTTATTGCTTTAGGTTCTGCCACCGTTGCATGGAAACTTGGCCTTGCTAAACTTGGTCCCGCATTGTTTAACATCTTGACAAACATGGAGGCTTTACGGGCTGTATCTCTTACGGTTGCAAACATCTGGAAAGGCGCATTAATCGGAGCAATTGTTTTTGCGGCCGTTGAGATTGGGAAAGTTGTTACTGCCATGTTTCAGCTTAACAAGGCAATGAAAGAACAGAAACAGTTAATGGAAGAAATCACAGAGTTTTGGGGGGATAACACCGATGCTCTTTTTATCCACATAAAAACAGTTGAAGAACTTAAAAAGCTTTCAAACGATCAGTTGATGGAAGAAAAGGAAAATCTAAAATCAGCTTTAAAGGGCTGGACCCTGTTACTAGTTGAAAAACGTTTAAACGGTCAGTCAACAGAAAAAGAACGCGAAAAGATAAAAGAATTAAAAGCGGCTATGGATGATTTTGTTTCCGTTGCTTTTGATAAGCCTAAAAAGGAAATGGAAGCACTTGGACAGGTAACAAAAAGAACAGGTGATGCATTTAAAAAAGCTTTTAAAGACACCATACAAGCGTCTGATGAATATTATTCAAGGGCAATATACACAGCAAAAGAAGCAGCACTTCAGGGTGTTATTTCAAAAGAAGAAGAAGCCCGGCGTATTATTGCAATTGAGGTTTTAAAGTTTGATGACATGTTTAGGATCGGTCAGGAGTTCGCAGAGAAAGCAAAAACTCTTGATAAAGACACTGAAGAAAATCACGCCAAGTCAATCGAGTTGATGAAGAAATCTGTTGAGGGGCTACAGAAAGCAAGGCTTCAGGCTCTGGCAAGATATCAACAGGCACTTGAAGCGGTTCGGGCATCTGAACAAAGGGGTGCGGATCTTACGCGTGAACTAGCGCAATCAATCCGGGATTCAAGACTTGAAGAACTTTCAGGGCAGGATAAAATAAAAGCCCTGAATAAAGAAAACATAAAAGATAAAAGAGAGATAACTAAATTAACAAAAGCAGGAACAAAAGCAGACCTTGAAGCCGCTGAAGATATAATTAAATCTGTTAGCGAAAGAAACAAACAATTAAAGCAACTGGCAAATGATGAAGATTCAAGCGATAAGGCCAGAAGAAAAGCACAGAAGGAATATGAAAAAGGTCAGAACAACTTAATAAGATTAAATGAAAAACTGACATCCGCAAGAACACAAAACGCTCAAAAAGTAGCTGATACAGAAAGGCAACTTGCCGAAGCTTTCAGCCAAAGAATCGTTGAGGCTCAAGCGCAACTTGATGAACTGATTAATCAAGAAAGGATTGTTTCAATTGATCTTGAAATAGATCAGGCTTCTTATAATTCCATACAGGCTTTAATTGACGAAATGGAAGCAACACCTATTGTTAAAAAAGTTGTTTTTAAAACTGTGGGGGGCGTTCCTGGGGTTGATGCTGAAGAAAAAGCAAGCGGTGGGCCGGTCGGCCTTGCAACTGGCGGTACTGTTCACGGTGCCGGTGGGGTTGATAATGTTCCTGCATGGTTAACGGCGGGTGAGTTCGTTATTAAAAAAGATTCAGTTGAAAAACTTGGGCTTCCTTTTCTACATGCAATGAATAATATGAATGTTGACGACATGATGAAAAACGCCAGAACTCAATATGCCACAGGTGGTCTTGTCGGAGGTGTGTCAAAGCTTGGTCAATCTTCATTCTCAAGTCTGATGAAATTTGCAAATGGCGGGGGGGTCAATGATGTTGCTGCAGAAAAAGTCAGGATATCAAAAGAATATGACAAGCAGATAACTGAAGCGAAAAAAAGAGGTGATGAAGACGCAGTTTTTGTTTTAGAGCGTGAAAAAATAGCAATGAAAGAACTTGCTGAAGAGCTTGAAGCACAACTGGCAGAGCTTAATAAGCTTCTTGAATCACAGATAGTTGAACAGCAGGAAATAATTGATGGGTTGAAGAAATCCAAAGAAACATATGAAAAAGGAATAAATTCTTTCTTAAGTGGAGAATCCGGATCTTTTGTTTCGGGTGATCCAAATGTGTCAAAGTATTTAAAAAGTGGAATTTCTAAACCAGGCAGGGAAGGTGTTAAGGAATCAAAGTCAACTGTTGAAGCAGGATTTAATAAAGACATATCAACAGGAGAACAAAACATTGATATAGCAAACGAAACTTATAAAGAAGAAGTAGTCCGGTTAGAAAGTGAAAACCGTTTAAAAGAGCAGGAGATTGATTTAAAAACAAGGGAATCAATTACTAAAATTCAGCGAAGCACAGCAGACGATATCAGAAGACTTGAAGAACAGAAAAGAGATTTATTGACCGGATTTAATAGTACAAGCACAAGTTCTTACCTGTCTGGAAGTATTGACAGAAGTCAGTTCTTTGAAGACGGCGGGGCGGTTCATGGGCCGGGTGGGGTTGATAATGTTCCTGCTTACCTGACAGCCGGAGAACATGTAATTACAAAGAGTGCTGTTGATATGTTTGGACAACCATTTTTTGATAGGATAAACAGTTTGCGTGTTCCGTTCCCTAAATTTGCAAATGGTGGTCCAGTTGGCAGCGTACCGCGTGAATCATCATCACTTAAGAACATGGGAACTGTAAACCTTAATATCGGTGGTAAGTCGTTCCAGGTTCAGGGGGATCAATACGAATTAACAGACATGATACAAACTTTAAAGTTAGCAGAACAAAGGATATAAAATGGCAGTTTCAGTAAATGATATTACCCTTGACAGTTTAACTCTACCATACGAACTGATATGGATAGATAAGTTTGCATGGACTTCTATTGTGTCAGAATCAGAAAGAACTTTGCAGGGTGTGAACATTGTTGAATCAAATCAGTTTGCAGGGCAATCTGGACGGTCAATAATCCTCGAGTCAGATCAGGCGTGGATTGAAAAATCAGACCTTGAAACTTTGCACACGTGGGCACAAACACTCAATAAAGAAATGACTCTGACTTTGCAGGATTCAACAGCGTACACGGTTAGGTTTAATCATGATGATTCTGAACCAATAACAGCAGAGCAGGTCAAACAAATAGCTGAACTTGCAGACGATGACGAATATATATTAACTTTAAAGTTTTTGGTGGTTTAATGTCTGATGCAACAATAAAGCTTTCGTTTGTTCGAGTTGTTCGAGAAGTAAATGAACAGGGTGATACAGGGGAAGCAAGAAACTGTCCTTCAAGATTGCTTGAAATAACACCGTCACCATATACACAAGGTCAAGAAATCCAGATAACGGCTTGGGGTCCAGACCTCAGAAACTTGCGTCTTTATGTTGGAAGCGAGTCTTTAGGAACGGGGGATATTGTTTCCTTGGATGCAGCAGATCAGGAAATAACTGAAACTGTTGAATTTAACGGGTCAACAACACAGGGTTTAAGCAATGTAATTGATTATATATCAAAAGTTACAGCCCAGACGGTTATTATGGCCAAAAAAACAAATGATAGTCTTTATACTTATAGGTCATCTGGATCAACAATTGATTTTAGAAAAATAGGCGGTTCTTGCGTCGGGAAAGAAACAGACGAAGAGGTTTATTATGGAACTGTTTTAGTTGCTTATGATAGGTCAGATAACGGAAAACGATGGAAATATACTTTACCAAATAAATCAGGAACATTATATTTTTTCGTTAAAGACGGTAATGATGTTGTTTCAACTTTTACAGTATTAATTGGTGGTACTACTGGCGTTGCTTATAGAGATGTAACACTTGTTTATACTGATGTTGTAACAGAAATAGCGGTTGCAGATGCCACCGTTATAATTGACGAAGGTTTGGAAACAGAGCAGACAGGCACAACAGACGCTTCAGGAAAGGTTACATTCTTAACCGTTAAAACCGGAACGCATTATATTAGCTCAACTAAATCAGGTTATCTTGATACAGATGCAGATGATCTTGATAATGATGAAATTCTTGTAACTTAAAAAGGAGAGTAAAAGTGTCTACAATATTAGCAAATGAATTAAAGAATTATAAAAGTGCTGTTGTCTCTGATGCCGCGACAAATGGCGGTAGAATGTCAGGAACAAACGAAATAACATCGGCACTTAAAAACAATCTGTGGCCTGATGTTGACGAAGATGAACGGGCGGCGGGTTCAACTAAATACCGGAAAACATTCTTCAAAAATGCGAATGATGCCGATGAAACATTCACCGGATCTAAAATTCACATGACCAAAATCACAAGCGGTGATGATATTGCAACCATCTTTGAGGGGACTCAATCAGATACACAGGCTGATATTTCAAGTCCAAGAGAATACGGTGTTGGAACTTTAAAAACCAATGTATTAGCCGGGGCCACATCTTTTGTGATTACAGCAGAAGATACCGGCCTTGCTTTATTTGCCACAGCAGACACGGTATGGCTATCTGATGGAACCAACAAAGAATATCATACTAATGTATCTGTTGTTGTTTCCGGTGCTGATTACACCATTACACTAGATGGTGCAGACACACTTTTAAATAATTATCTTGTGGCAACTCCGACTTATGGCGCGTCTGTTATTGATTCAGGAGACATTAAAACTTCACATGATAACTGGGTTGAAACTTCTGGTTCTGGAATATATGATGAAGCAGGGAGTGCTCCTGTTTTAGATAATATCGGAACCGTTGATGACATCTGGACGCTTACATTTTCTGATGCAACAAATTTTGCATGTGTTGGAACAAGTCAAGGCTCAGTTGGATCAGGAGCAATCACCGGAGACTTTGCACCGAATAACGCCAACTTTACAAAACCATTCTTTACTCTGCTTGCTGCTGGATTTGGCGGTACGTGGGCAAATGGCGACACAATAGTTTTTCAGACACATCCTGCTGCAATCCCTATCTGGCAGAAAAGAGTTGTTCCGATTGGTGCAACTTCTGTTTCAAACAATGATTATTCTGTAAGGCTGAAGGGTGAAACAACCGGAGCAACAACGACAACCAGCACGACAACGAGCAGTTCAACAACAACCACGGCACCTTAAAAATGGAGATAACCTTTAATGTTACTATGCAAAAAGAAATGCCAACAGTATCTACAGTTGATCTTACTTTTAAGCATGGCGGTGTTCTTGACGGCAAGTTACCCGCCCTTATCAAAGCCCTTGAATACAGTGATAGCAATGACTGATTATCCTTTAAATATGAAAGCGGTCGGTGATGGTAATTTTGTTGTTCATTGTGGAATGAGGGAAGATGTTCTTGACCCCGTTTGGTATTGGTCGTGTGATGCTTCAACGATAGGGACTGCTCCTCTCAATGGTTATTCTTATTATTATCCCGAGATTGGGGATCCAATGATCCATTGGCATCAAACGATAGACTCTGTTCCGGGTAAGATTGCAGAAGCTATAGAATTTAACAAATTAGAAGTAGATTCATCTTATAATTCTTTATTGATGGCTGGTTCTGAGGTTTCTTGCAGTATGTGGATAAAAAAAGTTATAGAATTTTCTACCACGAACATTCCTAGCTTCGGGATTGTATACAAAGGTACATCCTTTTCAGCAGATTTTTATATTGCGATTAGACTTTCGTCTGTAGTATCGTTGCAAATAGTTGATAAAAACTCCGGAGCAGTAATATATGCGCCGCTTTCTTTTTCATGGGATCATTTTGTAGTTGTTTATAGTGTCTCTGGCGGATTCATTAAGATATATAAAAACGGATCGTTAATATCTACAAACTCAGGGTTAAGCCTGATAACACTTCCAACAGCAGGGAGAGCTATTTGGTCTAATTACAAATTAGGGGACTCTGGTAGTTGTGATGTAGACGACATCAAATCTTTTGACGTTGCACTAACACAAGAACAGGTAACAACTTTATACAATAGTTATTAATCATGCCAGTTCCAACAACAATAAAAGAATTTATATACCCATACTCTCTGCCCGAGATGGTTTCAAAAGATTTTAATTATCCATATTTTTTTGATGCGGTTTACGCTGATTTCAAATATCCCTATTCTCTTTTAAAGGAACTGATAAAAGACTTTAATTATCCATACGCATTAACACGTGATTTAATAAAAGATTTCAATTTTCCATATGACATAAACGAAACGAATGTTTTAGAAGTTGATTTCAAATACATCTATGCACTTTATGAGCAGACTTCAGAAGCAATTAATAATACTATAACGGCAAGCATTGCCGGGGAAGCGGTAAGATTTACCGGGCTGTCTGTGTCGTGTGATGAAAATTCATATTGCTTTTCTTTTTCCGGGGCGGTTGCAACCAAATCCGATTGGAATTTATGCGTACCAGAATCAGAGCTTACAATAATAATTAACTCGGTTAAAACCATAGTATTAATTATTGATGAACGGGGTAGACAAAGAAGTGGAAGCACTGGCTATACGGTTAAGGGCAGGTCTAAAACTTCAAGGCTTGATTTTCCATATGCCGACTCTATTACAGAAGAGTACACAGCGACCACAGCAAAGACAATTATTCAGGCAATGGCAGACATTGAAAGCATCACGCTTGATTATGATGTGTCAGATTGGAACATCCCGAAAGATACTTTTTCTGTTGATGAACAATCACCTTTATCAATAATCAAGACTTTAGCGGCTGCAATAAATGCGGTTGTCCAGACAAAGGAAAATGGTGATTTATGGATCAGATATTTATATCCTTTTTCACCAACTACTTTTGACAGCGTAACAGAAGATATTACCATCACCGATGTTGATGATATCTTTGACCTGAAAGAAACCTTTGAACTTAAAAAGGGTTATAATACCGTTTTGCTATCAAACAAAGAGCTGTCATCTGAAGACGAAGGGCTGATTACTATTGAGCTTGACACAAAAAGAAATGGTGATAAAACAACATTCAGCCCGTATGATACTGTTTATATCAGGGTTTTCCATGATCGGGATTACACCGGGCTTATTTCAGCAGGAACAACGGAGTTAATCGCTATTGATGAAATATTTGAGGCTGAACCAGAATATCTGGATTTTGTAAGGGAAGAAGAACCGGAAACCGCAAGATATATTCATAATCTTATTTCTTTTACGTGGTACGGTAACAACCTTGGCGCGGTAACTAAATCAGATGCAAATAAGGTCAAGGCCGCAAACTCAGGTGAAAACACAATAGGGACCGGGTATTTAAGATATAATTCAAAAGCTGATATATGGAAAATACAAGCGCCTTCATCTTTACCGGCAATATATAAAATATTAGCACTTAAAGGATTTAATTCATGATAAGGGTTCAAGTTTCCAGGGGGGCGGCAGATAAAGAAGCACCTGAGATTATTAATGAATTAATGACCCGGGAGATCTGTGCAAGGGAGCATGGAAGAAACTATTTAGATGAAAACGGCTTTTCCAAATCAAACTTTGATCTTGAATTGCCTTTTCGTGACGTGCCGTTACCCGGGAAGACAGCTCTTGTTTCAGATGCAGAGATATCAACTACATTTAAAGGCAAAATTACAGGATGGACAATAAATGTCAACAATATGGATGATAAAAAGCCTGTAAAAATAAGAACCGATATATCAATTGAAAGAAGTTTAACGTAATGGCACGAAATCCGCTTACAGAGCTTAAAAAGCTTATATCTGCTGACAGTCCGAACCTCAAGACAGGAACGGTTAAGAGTCCTACTTCTGATGGCGCATGGAACGTGGAGACGGCATCTGGCGCCACATTTAAAGTATATGGAACAGCAAAAAGAGGGGATTTGATTTTATTTGAAAAAGATCAGGTTGTATCACGGCTTAAATCTTCAAATATTGTGCAATATACAATTATATAAATTGACAAATAGATATTATGTAACATAATATAACCTAAACCCCTAAAATGAAGAAAAGGTTTGTGTTATGAATAATAGGAAAACACCGGTCCTGTTTAACAGGTGGGCAACTTCATGCCTTGGTTGCCGGTGTTTTCCTTTTTTTATTGGAGAAGCAAAATGAAAATTGCCATAATAACAAGTTTCACAGAGTTCAATGTGGGTTACAGCCTGTCCGGGATAGTTAAATCACAAATCAAGATGCTGCAAAAGTACGGAAACGAAGTTGAATTGTTCGTAACTGAGCAGTTCAAAGACCCGGAGTTTGAAGTTGATTTTTACGGCCTTAAAGTACACAAGGTCATGCCGTTTTACCACATGACAGATTATCAATCTCTTGAAGAAATCACATCTGAACACAAAGCAATAGCCCTTAAAACACATGATGTTTTAATGGATGTCATAAAGGGCTTTGATGTTGTTTTTGAACATGACATGTTGTTCCAGGGCTGGCATTTACCTTTCGGTCTGGGCATTGTTTCCGTTGCAGAGAAAAACCCGAAAATACCCTTTTTTCATTGGGTTCATTCAATCCCATCCGGCATGAAAGACTTTTGGGATATCCGGCAATATTCGGTTAATAATTTTATTGTCTATCCTAATAAATCAGAGTCTTTACAGGTGGCTGAAAACTACAGGTCAACCATTGAGCAGATCCAGTGCATACCCCACATTGTTGACATAAGAGAATTCTTCGATTTCTGTGCGTCTTCCATATCTTTTATTGATCAGCACCCCGCAGCAATGACCGCCGATGTCGTACAGATTTACCCGGCATCAACAGATAAATTCAGTTGGAAAAAGATTGATGTTGTTATCGAACTGTTTTCAGAGATCAAAAAACAGGGTTTCCGGGTTTGCCTGATAATAGCAAATCAATTTGCCACAACAACCGGAACCCGCGAAAGTGTCCAGAAATTTAAAAACCGGGGCGAAGAGTTGGGACTTATTCCCGATGAAGAATTAATTTTCACATCACAGGTTGATAAAGCTTTTGAGCTCGGGATTGACAAGGTTTTTATCCGTGAATTAATGATGCTTTCAAATCTGTTTATTTTCCCGACAATGGGCGAAAGCTTCGGGCTTATAGTCCCTGAAATATCGCTGTCATCCGGTGCTCTGCTTGTCTGTAACAGGTGCTTACATCAACAGATTGAGCTTACAGCAAACACAGCCCTATACCTTGACTTCGGTTCTCATTGCATGACTCATGCCATGGGTAATGATACATTAAAACAATATGCATCAATAATCTTATCAGTCATGATGAACGACCGTGCAGTTATGACCCGAACGGCAATGCGAAAAATGTATAATATGGACAATCTGTATAAACATTATTATTTGCCGGTTATGATGGAAAAAGTCAATGCCTGTTCAAAGTTTATCCCGATCAAAGGGGAATCAAATGCAGATTGAAGTGGTAATACCTGTGGTAACAGG